TATAAGGAACGGTTACAATTTATAGAACACTGCTTAGAACAAAACAAAGGTAAAAACGGTTTGCTTATTATAGACGGAATTGCGGACTTAGTTTCAGACGTTAATAATCTTGAAGAAAGTAATTTATGCGTTCAAAAAATAATGCAACTATCAGCAAAATATGATTGCCATATAGTAACAGTAATACATAGTAATTACGGAAGCGATAAACCAACAGGGCACTTAGGTTCGTTTCTTGAAAAAAAGACAGAAACACAAATACAACTAGAAGTTAATACAGTAAATAAAGAGTGGATAACAGTAAGTTGCAAACGCTCTAGGGGTTATGCTTTTGAAACTTTTAGCTTTAGTATTAACGAGTTTGGATTGCCTTTTGTAGTTGGCGAAATATACGACCCTTTAGAATACTTTGTACCTAGAACACTAACACCAAATAAATAAATGACACCAATTTTAGAACTAGCTTATAAAAAGCATAATGATTGGAATAACATTGTAAAGAGTTTCGGCTGCAACCCCTCAATGAGCGAGGACGTTGTTATGGAAATGTATATCCAATTAGATGCTGATGTAAAAAAAGGTTTAGACCTTTACTATAAAGAGCAAATAAATCATTATTATTGCTATAAAGTTCTAAGAGGTATTTACACAAATTTATATAAGTCAAGCCTAAGACAAAAGAAAGTTTATTTAGAAGATATAAACGAACTTAAAGAAATACAACAAAGTGGAATAGATGAAAAAGAATGGGCGAAGCAACGTGACCATATAGACAGCATATTAAACGAAATGTATTGGTATGATAAAAAGATTTTTGAGATAGTCGCTAAGGGCGTAAGCGTTGCAGAGTTAAGTAGAAACACTAAAATAAGTTATTACTCACTTTACAACACATATACAAACGCAAAGAAACATATAAAAAACAAGCTATGATATCTAAGTTTCAACAGGATTTAAAAAATGGCAAAGAATATGAGAGCAAAGCGTTATCACATATTCAAATAAAATATCCTAAGGCGTATATAATAGACGGTTATTGTTTAGATTGGGATATATATATACCAGAACTTAAAATAGGCGTTGAGGTTAAAAGCGATGCACAGTATCAGAAAACAGGAAATTTTTATGTTGAGTATTTTTGTAATGGGAAACCAAGTGGAATTGCAACCACCAAAGCAGATATATATTATATTTATTTAGATAAATTGTATATTATTAAAACAGAGGTTTTAAAAGATAAATGCAGAAAATACATAAACACAAACCGAGATAAAAAAGGCGGAGATAATATGGCTAGTAAAGGAATTATTTTACCATTAAATGAATTATTATGAGATTAGGAGATTTAGTATATTACATTACTTATTACACTGGCATACATTGGCTAGTAAAAAAGATTAGCAAAGCACTAGGAAAAGACTGCGGTTGCGACCAAAGGCGTGACGATTGGAACGACATTAATATAGAGTTATGAGAATAGAAGATAAAGAGGCTTGGATTGACTTTAAAGCAAATGTATCCACTAAGCTAACAAAAGACCAATACAGGCTACTGTGTACGTTCCACGCTCGTTATTTAAACCATAGATATTATGAGCCTTGCAGTTGCCGACCAAAAACATTAGTAATGTGGATAAAAGATATTGATAACATATATAACAAAATTTAATGATTGAGAAAATACATAATTGGGAAAAAGCAGTAGTAACACTTTTAAACCTTGATGGTTGGAATTTAACGCATACAGGAAAAGGGAATGAAAGTTGGGATGCAACAGGCACAACTCCAAAGGGTCAAGAATGTGTTATCGAAATGAAGTTTAGAAATAAATACTATGACACCAAAATACTAGAGAAATTTAAGCACGACAAGCTCATAGAAACTGGTAAAGTGGCACTGTACTTAGTAAATGACCCAAAAGGAAATTATATGTTCTGGCTCAATAATTTAAAAGACTTACAAACAAAAGATATATATTGCCCTGATACAACGCTCTGGACTAAAAAGAAAATATTAAAGCCTTGTTACTTGTTAAAAGAGAAAGATGCTGCAATAATTAACCTTAATGAAGAACTAGAGATTGGTATATGGGATAGCTATTTCCAGATAAAAGAAAAAATAAATAAAAAAAAATAGTTAATAATTTGTTTATAATTAAAATAAAGTTGTATATTTGTAGTGTCAATAAGGCATAACAAAACAAAAACAAAATATTATGAAAATATTAAAAACAATTACAGTAAACTTCTCAAAAGACACTTATACTCTTGAAGTTACAGAAGGTACTTTTGGTCAAAAAATATACAGCTTATTTATAAACGGCGTATATAATAAAAACTATATGAGATTACCTAAAGACTTGAGAGAGTTTTTTAACTATAATTAAATCATTAAAAAAAAAACAAAATATTATGAAAAAGACAAAAACAGGACTACACATTGAAACAAGAAAAAACCGTATAGAGGTTTACACTAAAAAAGACTTATTAGAAAAAGAACGTAAAGAGCAAGAATACAGAAACCTTATAATAACAGGAAGCATTCTACTTTTAGGGATTTTAATTTTTACTTTAGGTTTAATGATAGGTTCTAAGATATAATGACACCACTACAAAAACAGTCTTACAATTTATGGTTTAATCACATAGCTAATTTAATTATGCAATGGAGCAAAGAAAAACCAGCGAACACAGACTTAAAAAATATGGTGCAAGGAATGACAGAAATAGGGCAATATGTAAACGGTTTAAGTGTTGAGAATACAGTATTGACTAGACGCATAGGTTTAATACGAGAAGAAAAAAATAAACAGCTTATAAGTTTGAATAAGCAAATAGAAGAATTACAAAACGATTTAAAAAAATACGAGATATGAGTTGGTTAGATAGTTATATAGACGAACCAGATTACAAAACAGAGTGTGCTTGTTGTGGTGCTGAAACAAATGGGGATTATTATTGTTCAGTTGAATGCTTTAATTTAGATATACAATGATACTACTAGTTGATGCAGATAGTTTAATCTTTGCAGCTTGTTATAAGAAACGAGAAAAGCCAGAAGATGACAAATACTATCAAGATATAGAAGAAGCACAAGCAAAGTTTGATGAGCAATTTATGAGCATAGTCAATAAGCTAGAAGATATGTACCCTGTTGAAAAAGTAATAACATTCAGCGGTTCAAAGGGAAACTTTAGAAAGTTAATTACAAGCGAATACAAAGCCAATAGAAAAAAACAAGAGTTACCGCCTTTGTTAGATGAGATGCACCAATACGTAAAAGACCAATACGACAGCGTTTGGGGTTATGGTATAGAAACTGATGATATGGTTGCTAGGTATTGGTACGAACTGTCAAACGAGCTAGGGCGTAACAATGTTATGATAGTAAGTATAGACAAAGACTATAAGCAGTTCCCTTGCCTGATGTATAACTACCACTACAAACACAAAGAGGTTTTAGATATAAGCGAAGATGAAGCTTTATATAACTTTTACGAGCAAATGATAATCGGGGATACAGCAGATAATGTGAAATACTTTCGTGGACGCGGAGTTAAGTTTGCAGAAAAATACTTAGCTGATTGCGACACTAAATATCAATACACAAAAAAAATGTACGAATTATTTAAACAAGAATACAAAGGCAAAGCACGTCAAAAATATGCAGAGTGTTATCACTTGTTAAAACTTAGAACAAATGATTAGATTTGTATATGACTTAGATATAGTAATTGAAGCTATGGAGAACCAAGACTATAAAGACGCTTTAAAAATGATTAAAGACATACAAGAAGATTTGAGAATATTAGCATTATTATAAAACAAAACAAAATGATAGCAAAAACATTAAGTAGATTAGGAATAGAAGTATGGAAAGACATACCAGAGTACGAGGGATTATATCAAGTCAGTAATTTAGGAAACGTTAGGAGTTTAAAATACAACAAGGTTAAATTAATGAAAACGCCTTTAGATAATTATGGTAGAGCGGTAACCTCATTAAGACTAAATAATAAAACAAAAACATACAGAACATATATTTTAGTTGCTAAGGCGTTCTTGAAACACAAACCTTGTGGAATGAATATAGTTGTAGACCACATAAACAACAATTTTTTAAATAATAAACTGTATAATTTACAACTAATAACACAAAGAGAAAACGCCTCTAAAGATAAAAAAGGGGGGACTTCAAAATATACTGGGGTATCTTGGCATAAAACCAGAGGTAAATGGATATCTAATATAAGGATTGATGGTAAAATAAAATATCTCGGATACTTCACAGACGAATTAGAAGCAGCACAAGCATATCAAAACGAATTAAATAAAATAAAATTATGAGAGCAACTTATTTACATTACGAAAACGGTAAAGGCTATGACGTTATAGACTTTATAAAAGATTATGAACTAAACTTTAACAGGGGAAATATAATTAAGTATATTTGCAGAAGTGGTAAAAAAGACGATGAGTTAAAAGACTTAGAAAAAGCAGCAGATTATTTAAGACGTGAAATAGAATACCTAAGAGAACAGCAGCAACAATGGATAGAGAAAAACAAATAGAATACTATAAACAAATGGAACAAAAAGAACTAGAACACCAAGAACAAGTAAGGGGAGTTTATGACGAACCAATAAACGACAGGCACTTAGCTTATTTAAAATGCGTATTAATAAGTCAATTACTACTAGAAGCTAATGACGATTTAAAAGGCAGTAAAGCGTTTAAACAAAACGTAAAGCTACAAGTCAATAAAACATCAAAGATACTAGAACGAATATATCAAGAGGGTTTTAACACTGTATATCATAACAACCCTGAAACGTGTACCAATGTACTTAACAAAATAGACAGCTTAATACACAAAATAAAAACAGCTAGTATTGACGAACTAGTAATGATTGATGCCTTAGTTGATAACTACTTTCAAAACAAAGAAGAACATAATAAAAACCAAATAGCAGAATTCACTAAAATAGATTAATATGTACGTAAATATAGAAGTAAAAAAAGCAGACCGAAAAGACTATTATAAATTTAATATAAACGGAGTTAAACTAGGAGAATGGGAACGCTCAGACCTTAGACACTTAATAGAAGTTATAGACAATAAAATATAGACAAAATGAAAACACCAAAACAAATAGTACAATACGCAATAGACAATCCACATACAGAAGAATACATAGGCTCTAATTGCTGTGGTGCTTCACAGTGGTTAGAAACAGATTTATGTAGTGAGTGTTTAGAACACGCAGAATTTAATTAAAAACAAATATGAAACTAGAAACGATAAAAGAAGCAGTAAATAAAAAATTTAATTTAGATATATCAGTAAACACAAGACAAAGGAATTACTCTTATGCTAAAAAAGTATTTAGTAAACTAGCTTATGAGAGTGGAGCTACATTTAGAGAGGTGGGTGATGTAATAAAAAAAAGTCACTGTAATATACTGCACCACGTTAATAGCATAAACGTAATAACTCTTGAAGATAAAAAGAAACACGACCAAATAATAAGAGAACTAAACTTAGTATTATCTAAACCATTTTTTAATTCAGAACAAGACAAAATAAAAAAAGAAATAAAAAGAAAAACAACAAACAAAACTATAAAAGAAATACAAGACGTTATAGACATCTTAACAGGCTGGGACATAGAAACAGTAGAAGAATTTAAACAAACACGACTAGACCCCTTTAACGCATTAATAAAGCATAGAGTAAAGCGAAAAACAATACCAGAAGTAAAAGGTGCTACATTAAACAAGAAAGTTAAAAACCCTGTACTATGCTAATAACAAACGAAGATAATATGGGGCTGATGGCAAGGTATGAAGATAATTACTTTGACTTGGCTATTGTTGACCCTCCGTATGGGATAAACCAAGATAAGGTTCAAGAGGGTTTAAGTAATAAAAAAGGATTTACTAAAAACGCTGGAACTTATAAAGAATACCATAAAACAGAATGGGATAATGAAGTACCAGATTTAAAATATTTTACAGAATTACAAAGAGTATCTAAAAATCAAATTGTATGGGGGGGTAATTATTTCCACCAATTAAATTTAGAGGGTGTTGTGATTTGGTATAAAGGAAATAGTGGTAATTTTAAAGAGGGAGAGTTAGCGAAAACAAATATAAATACTTTTAAAATATATCAATACAGCAGAGCAGATGCGTATATAAATGACTGTGACAGTAAAATACACCCAACACAAAAACCCGTTAAACTTTACGAGTGGCTTTTAATGAATTATGCAAAAGAGGGCGATAAAATACTTGATACACATTTAGGAAGTGGAAGCATTGCAATAGCTTGTCATAATTTAGGGTATGATTTAACTGCTTGTGAGTTAGACAAAGAATACTACGATGCAGCTATAAAAAGAATAGAACAACACAAAGCACAAATAAGAATGTTCTAAAAAAATATAATTCTGTTTATATATTAATAAGTTCAGTTAACTAATTAAATACTGATTATGGATAAGAGAGTAAACAACAAAGGTACAAAAGGAAACAAAGGTGGCAGACCACCAAAGGCAGATGAAATAAAACTAATTGAAAGACTAGATGCTATAATAGACAAAGACGAGGCTATAAGTAAACTAGGAGAACTAGTGGTTAAAGGCGATATGAGAGCCGTACAACTGTATTTAAGCTATCGTTATGGTAAACCTAAAGAAAGTGTTGATATTAACTCAAGTGAGGGTTTAAACATTAATTTTAGAGATTTAATAAAGTTCGTTGATTGAGGTAAAGAAAAAATATATGCCTATTGTTAAAAACGACAGTAGGTATTTTATAGTGAGCGGTGGGCGTGGTTCTGGGAAGTCTTTTTCAGTAAACGCCCTTTTAGTGATGCTAACATACGAACAAGGACACACGATACTGTTTACACGTTATACATTAACCTCAGCTTATATATCAATCATTCCAGAGTTTATAGATAAGCTAGAACAGTTTGGCTCAATAGCAGACTTTCACATTACCAAAGATGAAATATTAAATAAAAAGACAGGCAGTAAAATAATATTCAGAGGTATTAAAACTTCAAGCGGTGACCAGACGGCTAACTTAAAATCTTTACAAGGTATTACAACGTGGGTTGTAGATGAAGCAGAGGAATTAGTAGATGAACAAAAGTTTGATACTATTGATTTGTCAGTAAGACAACAAGGCAAACCAAACAGGATTATATTAATACTTAACCCAACAACAAAAGAACATTTTATATATAGACGTTTTTTTGAGGACAGAGGGGTGCAAGAGGGTAGCAATACAACTAAAGAAAATACTACATATATACACACTACGTATCAAGACAATATAAAAAACTTATCTAAAAGCTATATAGAACAAATAGAGCAAATGAAGATAAGACGACCAGAGAAGTACAAACAACAAATGTTAGGTGCGTGGTTAAACAAAGCAGAGGGAGTTATATTTAACAACTGGAGCGTAGGAGAATTTAAACATATAGGCACAAGCGTTTGGGGTCAGGATTATGGATTTGCTGCAGACCCTAGTACATTAGTTGAAGTTAATATTGACAGTTCAAACAAACGTATTTATTTAAAGGAGTGTTTCTACTTACAAAGATTAACAACATCACAAATAGCACAGCTTAATTTAAAACACGCTAGAGAGGGTTTAATCATTGGGGATAGTGCAGAGCCTAGACTACTAAGCGAAATAAAAGCAAAGGGTTGTAATGTAAGGCCAAGCATAAAAGGACAGGGGAGTGTTACCTATGGAATTAGCTTATTACAAGACTATGACATTATAGTAAGTCCAGAAAGTACAAACTTAATTAAGGAGCTAAACAACTACCGCTGGTTGGAACGTAAGAGCAATACACCAATAGACAAATACAACCACTTAATCGATGCGGTTCGTTATGCAGTAGGCTTTCAATTACAAAACCCAAACAGGGGTAAATATACCGTATCTTAGTTACTAAAATAAATTAAAAAAGTTTATATATTAATATGAAAGTTAAGTTAAGCATACCAACAACGTTAAATGAAATCACTCTAGGGCAATACCAAGAGTTTGATAAATTAGATTTAACAAAGGAAGCAGAAGTACAATCTAAGATGATTGAGATATTCTGTAAAGTACCTGTTGAGGTTGTACGTTCAATGAAAGCAAAAGACATAAACGATATTTGTCTTATTATTAATAATATGTTTGACACAGAACACCAACTTATAAATAGGTTTCAAATGAATGGCAAAGATTACGGATTTATACCAGACTTAGAAAATATGAGTTTTGGTGAGTACGTGGACTTAGATACATTTATGGGCGATAACGATAACCTACATAGAGCTATGAACGTTCTATACAGACCTATTGATTTAAAGCAAGGACAAAGATACACGCTTAAAGAATACGACCCAGACACAAACGAAGAAGCTAAGAACTATCCTTTAGATGCGTGTTTTGGTGCAATGGTTTTTTTTTACAATTTAGGCAGGGACTTATCGACAGTTATTCTGAACTCTTCGAGCAAACAGAACGAGGAGAGCTTAGTGCAGTTTCTGGCTTCACAACCAAATGGGGATGGTACAATTCAATCTATGCAATCGCTAACGGAGATATTACGAGATTTGAAAATATCACTAAACTAAACGTACACGAATGCTTGACGTACTTAACATATACAAAAGAGAAAAACGAAATAGAAGCACGAAATATTAAAAGCAAATTCAAATGAGTTACACAGGAATAAGAGGTTATTATTTATTGACACAAGCAATTAAAGATGCTTTACTAGGTGATATAAATGTAAACACAGTCACAGAGGGAGATTTGTTTGATATTGATTTGTCTAAGCAATCTATATTTCCATTATCGCATTTGATTATAAATACAGTTACAGCACAAGAGAGCGTTTTAAGATTTAACATATCTATACTATCAATGGATATAGTTGATGAAAGTAAAGAGCCTACAACGGATATATTTATAGGAAACAATAACGAGCAAGACGTTTTAAATACACAACTAGCGGTTTTAAATAAGCTAGTCCAAGTTTTAAGGCGTGGCGATTTATATAATGACAAATACCAACTTGACGGTGACGCAAGTTTAGAGCCATTTGTAGATAGGTTTGAAAATAAAGTAGCTGGTTGGACTGCAACGCTTGATATATTAGTAAACAATGACATTGAAATATGTTAGCAGACAAATACCTACAAGACGAATTAAATAAGTTCGCTAAGTACGTTATACAACAAAGTCGAAGCAACCTATCTAAAAGCAATAGGAACGATACTAAGGCACTTTATAATAGTTTAGGGTATGATATAGAGCTAACAACTAAAGGAGCTGAACTAGGCTTTAGTATGGAGCAATATGGCGAGTTTCAAGACAAAGGAGTTCGTGGTAAATCATCAAGTGCAAAAGCACCAAATAGTCCGTTTAGGTTTGGAAGTGGCACAGGGAAAAAAGGTGGTTTAACAAACAGCATTAATAAATGGGTTAAACGAAAAGGAATACAATTTAGAGATAAAAAATCTGGGCGTTTTTTAAGTTATCAAAGCACAGCGTTTTTAATTTCAAGAAGTATATACCAAAAAGGAATTAAACCAAGTTTGTTTTTTACTAAGCCATTTGTAGCAGCGTTTAAAAGACTGCCTGATGATTTAATTGAGGCGTATTCTTTAGGGTTGGAAAAAGATTTAATAAAATTAACAAAACGATAAAATGGCAAAAATTAATGTAAGAAGTCCTTACTATGTATATTATAATCTAAGCAATTTAGAAAGTGCAACTTTAAAACTTTGGATATACACAGGAACGCAAACAACTTCAAGACCAGTAAACGCTACGTATGTTTTAAGTGCATCGGCAGTAAACTTTACTGTAAATTTTGAAATAGCAGAACTTGTGAGAGATTATATGACTTACAATGCAGATGACTATGAAACAGAAATTGTGTGGGTTGATTATCAAATAACTAGAACTGCTGGTGGAGTTAGTGGGAACTTACCTTTAGTTGAAAACAAAGCGTTTTACGGTTACGGATATTTTCAAGAGGGTGTTAATCCTCAAAACGATAGCGGACTATTACAGTCAAATTTAAAAGTAGTTAAGCTAGATGACGCACCAGTTGTTTTACCTATTGACACAAGTAAGATTACAAGCGTTGATTATTATCATAACAATAAAGAAGTTTATAGCGAGAATATTTCTCCTAGCTCATTATCTAATTCTCAAATAAAATATATATCAAACACTGTAAATGGTGCTGATGAATTTAGGGATAGGGTTTATTTAGACAATGGAACTTTTGAGGGTAACATATGCCTAGATGCGTTTTTAGATAGCAATACAACTTTTCCTGTTGATACTATATATATTAATTCAGATGATGGTGTAGATTTAATTAAAGTCGAAAATATTACAGAGTGTAAATATGAGCCTTATAAATTAAGTTTTATAAATAAGTTTGGAGCGTTGCAAAACCTTTGGTTCTTTAAGCGAAGTAATAAACAACTATCTACTAAGGCAGAGGATTTTAAAAGAAATACACTTGTAGCAAATAGCTATGATGTAGATAAGCACCAACAGAAAAACCTATATAAAATGGGTAACGAAAAAATGGACTTAAATACAGGGTTTTATCCAGAAGAGTACAACGAAGTATTTAAACAAATGCAATTAAGCGAGGACTGTTGGATTGAAATAGATAACGTTGTTTTACCTGTTAATGTAAGCGACAGTAGTTTCAGCTATAAAACAAGCCTAAACGATAAACTAATTAATTATTCTATAAAAATAGATTTTGCTTTTGACACTATAAACAATATTCGATAAATGCAGATAATAGACTTATATATTAGAGAGGGTAGGAAACATACTAGTGAGGGATACTTCCCTACACAAACTAGGCTTGTAGATACTTCAACAGATTTTACAATAGGCAATTTTAGAGTAGGTCAATTAATCAAAAATTTAAACTCTGGCGTTATAGGTTCTATAACTGCAATTGCACCAAGCGGAAATAATACGCTCGATATTGATGGTGGCGATTTTAGTGGTTCAAACCAAAGGTATCAAATTTATGATGATTATACAAAACTAGAATTATTCAAAGACGAAAGCGTATCAATTACGGATACTATCCAGAATGTAAAAGACCCAGCTAAGATATTTGCACCGTTTAGCCAACAGTTTAGCGTCCCAGCATCTAAGCATAATAATAAATTTTTTAGGCATTATTACAACAGTGAAATAGATAATAGTTTTGATGCTAGATTTCAAGGTGATGGACTTATCCAATTAAATGGCGTAACATATAAAGTAGGTAAATTGCGTTTAACTTCGGTTGAGTTAAAAAACAATGTAGCTTATTCTTATAAATTAGTATTTACAGGAGAAACGGTTGAGTTTAAACAAATACTAGCAGAGAATGAGTTAAGTTCTTTAATATATCCAGATAGTTTAAATTTTACTTATACAAGTGATTTCGTTAAAGGTAAATTACAAGGAAGCGCGGAGGGTGACGACTTAATATTTCCACTTATAACGCATAGTAAAAATATGCGATACAATTATAATAGCAACACTGGTTATAGAGATGCTATAACAGGAACGCACTTAAATTATGCAGATTTAAAACCAGCATTAAAAACTAAGGTTATAATTGATGCAATACAAACTACATATCCACAAATTGTATTTAGCCAACAGTTTTTTAATTCTGCGGCTTTTAAGAAATTGTATATGTGGCTTCACAGAGAAGAGGGATATTTATCAAATGCAGTGGAGGGTGGAGCAGCTCAACAAATAAGCAATAGGTTTCATTTACAGGAAAACGCATCATCGGCAGCAACTAATTACAATTTTGTTAGTGGCACTGAATTAAGACCATCAAGATGTTTTCACACTAGTGGTTTCCCCTCTAGAAGATATGGTTATATATTTACTTTAAATGTCAATTTCACTGGTACTAGAGATTACGAAGTACAGATATTAAGAGCGTCCGATAATTCTGAATTATTTAGTGAAACAGGAAGTACAGCTCAAACTTTTACATACGAATTTACAAGAGATAATTATGGTGAAAATGATATTGATGTTTTTATAAATATAAACACTGATAACACTTTAGGCATATCTCAAACATTAACGGTTGAAAAAGGCTATAGGTTATCGGGTGGACCATTTCAATATGAACAAACTGGTAACTACCAAAAACTAGCTACAACAGCAGCAAACACTATTGTTGTAGCTAATCAAATGCCTAAAATGAAAATATTTGATTTTCTTAAAAATATCTTCACAATGTTTAATTTGACTGCATATAAAGAGGACGGTATTATAACGGTATTACCTTTAGACGATTATTACAACGCTGGTAAGGTTTACGATATTACGGAATATGTAGATACTACTAAGTCTAAAATTTCAAAGTTATTGCAGTTTAGAAATATGATATTTAACTTTAAAAGCAAAAAATCTTATTTGGTTCAATATGCTGAAGAATTGCAAGGTAATATATTTGCTCAAGAAAGTTATGGTAATGATGAATGGGATGGTGGCGATTACAAAGTCGAAATTGATTTTGAGAAAATGATGTATGAAAGATTAACAGATGAAAATACAGGGAATTTAACTACTATCGTTCAAGGTGCTATGTTAGATAAAAAGTTTGAACCAACAATAGGTTTGCCTTTGTTATTCTATTGTTTTAGCACAGTTACAAATGATGCACTTTTGTTTAAAAACGATGACGATACTTTAGACAATATAAACCCTTATTTAAGACCATCTAACTCTATATCAAATATTACAACAGGCTTTATAAGTCAAACATTAAATTTTGGTATTGAAGTTGATGAGTACACACTAGGTACTGGTAGTTCAGCACAACAAAACCAGTCAAATGATTTATTTACTAAGTATTACAGAAATTATGTAGCTAATCTATTTGCTCGAAATTCTAGAAAAACAAGCGTGTCTGCTTATTTGCCATTGAGTGTTATTTTAAAATATAGACTAAACGATATATTTATTATAGGAACGACAGAGTACAGAATAAACTCTATAAAAACAAATCTACTCACAAATAAAAGTGA